CGCAACTGACCAACTGCTCACAGACGCACCGCGTTTAGCTGCACGTTTGACCAAGAAATCAGGCGCTGCTATCAGGTGGAAAACCAACGATGCCATTGTGAATGGTGATGGAACCGGAAAGCCACTCGGTTACATGAGATCAGGATCGTTGGTAAGCGTGGCAAAAGAGACCTCTCAAACCGCGGATACCATCGTCGCGGCTAACGTTGCCAAGATGTATTCGAGAATTATTGATCCATCTCGCGCCGCTTGGTACATCAACCAGGATGCATTACCTCAGATCATGTTGATGACCATCAGCAACCAGCCCATCTGGACCCCTCCCAATAGCGGATTCGTAAATGCTCCCGGTGGCTTATTACTTGGATGCCCTGTTCGTTATGGCGAAAGCTGCAAGACCGTGGGGGATAAAGGTGATATCCAATTGGTGAATCTGAAGGCCGGATACTATGCCATTACCAATGAAGGAGGTGTGCAATTCGCAACATCGATGCACCTATTCTTCGATTATGGGCTGCAGGCATTCCGGTGGACATTCAGACTTAATGGGCAACCTTACCTTTCCAAACCCGTAACCCCTGCCAACGGCTCAAACACCAGGAGCCATTTCGTCACCCTGGACGCGCGTGCGTAATCAGGAGCGTTAATTAATTCTCTGGTCGGTGAATCCGGCCAGAGATCAGTAATCAAGAGGTAAAAACATGAACCCAAATATCAAACCTTCTGACCAGGTCGCTCTTCTAGCTGTTTTGGACCCTAAAAGCCAAGCAGCTGCTACCGTGACAACTGCATACGTTTCACTTGCTGAAGTTGATGCCATTCTGGCAGTTTTGAAAACTGGTGCCTTGGGCACTTCAGCAACAGTTGATGCCAAACTGCGCCAGGCCAAGGATTCTTCTGGAACCGATGCAAAGGACATCGCAGACAAGGCAATCACGCAACTGGTCAAAGCCGATAACGACAACGACCAGGTGATGATCAACTGCCGGTCTGACGAACTTGACGTCAATAACGGCTTTACCCACGTCGCGCTCTCTGTCACTGTGGGGACGGCAGCCAGCTTATTGGATGCCTTCATCCTTGGATTCTATCCAAGGTATCAACCAAAAAGCCACCTCGCTTCGGTAGTTGAAGTCGTCGGATAAACAAAGAAAGTTAGGTAAATGATGGCCAACATATTGACAGCAGGTGAAGCAGCAACTGTATTGCGGTGCGACGCGGATGACACTGATATGTTGGCCTTGCTCCCTTTAGTAGATTCATACCTGAAGCGGGCTACCGGGCACGACTGGGCTGCAGACACTCCGATCATCGCCGAGGCAAAAAGCGCCGCCCGGATGCTGCTCACTCTTTGGCACGAAAACCCTGGCATGGTCACGTCGGGGATGACAAGCCTTGGCTTTGGATTGAGCGCTGTTCTCACCCAACTAGAAGCCATTGCCCTTCAATATAAAGAATTTTTTGGGCGAGATGGAACCGGAGCAGTTCTCCTGCCTGGTGCTTATGCCGGTGATACTGTTTCTACTTTGGTCGGATTGCTTGGTGCGACCGGTTCGCAAGCAGCTTCTTTTGAAACGGTGATCAGCGTGAACGGACAGATCCAACAGCTATCAACGGATGACCTGTCATCCAATGTGTACAGGGCATTCCTTAAACCGGCGAGTGAGCTCTGATGCAGATCAACGGAAAACCATTTAACCCTGGTGAACTGAGAACCAAAGTCTTTTTGGCCAGCAAGAGCATGGTCAAGGATGCGGGTGGGTTTCAGAAACCCGGCTATGTGTTGATCAGTGAGGCAAAGGCGAAATGGATCAACGTTCACGGACAGGAAACCTGGGCGGCTGATGCGCGCGGAGCGATAAAACCTGCGACCGTGACGATCAGGTATAGAGCCGAGCTCGATGAAACCTGCGTGGTGGTCAAAGGATCTGTAACCCTCACAGAAGCAATAGAGGAAGAAGAAACGATTACGGTGATCAGCGGTGGGGACGTCTTTGAAATCGTCTCGATGGACAACATCCAGGAGAGAGACGAGTATATCGAGCTCAAAGTGAAAGGATTGTCAGTCGGATGACGACGCAAACGAATTTCAAAACTTCAGGATTCGAGCAATATCTCGAGCGGGTGATTCAAGCCGGTCAGGATATTGATGCGTCTGCAGATAAAGCGTTAGCGGCCGGTGGAGAGGTCATTCAAAACGAAATGCTGGCCAATGTGCCGATCTTTACCGGAAACCTGGCCGAACACATCCAGATCAAAGGACCTGAACAGGATGGCAACTACCACTCCGTTGAGGTGGGTGTAATTCATGATAAGAACTTCACTGATGAGGAAACCGCCCGATATGGAAATGCCCAGGAATATGGATCGGTCAAGAATGAGGCCCACCCCTTCATACGACCAGGCATTACCAATTCAAAAACGAAAGCCAGAAAGGCTATGAAGGATTCTTTGATCGAGGATGGAGCAATATGAGTTCAACCATCTGGGAAAAAACTGCAGCTGCTCTTTCATCTTTGGCTCTGCCTTTTGCAGCCAGCAAACTCAGGGTTTCCACCGGGAAGGAGTACCCGGATACATTTTTAACCTATTTTCTGGTGTCAGCACCGCCGATCCAACATGCCGACAACGAAGAAAAGATCAGGGAATATACCATGCAAGTGAACGTCTTCAGCCGTGATGGTTTGATCAATCTGCCAGACGTTGATGGAGCCATGACGGCTGCCGGTTTCATGAAGGGCGCTGTTCGAGAAATCCCGCTGGACGCTGAAACCGGCCACTATGGACTTGGAACCGAATTCTCTTTTACAGAAAGCGAGGAGTAAATGACCGATGAATTTAAATCAGTAGTTGGCGTCGACAAGGTTTATACCGCCCTGGTCACCCAGGACGACGCAACTGCGTATGCCGCAGCGACCCCGGAGCATTTTGCCCCGGCCGTGGAGTTGACCGGTGAGCCGGAAACCGCACAGGAAACCCAATACGCGGACAACCTGCCTTTCGAGGTGATGACTTCGGAAGGTTCCACCAAGATCACCCTGACCACAACGAATATCCCCATTGAAACGCTGGCCAAGTACCTGGGGAAGAAGTTTGATTCAGTGAGCGGCCGCATGTTCGACCAGGGCGGCAACGCCACCCCGCCGGACGCGGCTCTCAGCTTCAGGTCGATGAAATCCAACGGGAAATACCGGTATTTCCAATACCTGAAGGGAAAATTCTCAGTGCCGAGCGATGAGGCCGCCACCAAGGAAGCCAAGTCTACCCCGAAACCGGCCAAGATCGTTTATACAGCCATCAACACGGTGCATGAGTTTGACCTTGGGGATGTGGACTCGAGCGTGAAGCGTGTTCTCGGCGATGAAGATACCGAGAATTTCAGCGGCTCAACCTGGTACGACCAGGTTCAGGTTCCCAACATCACGGCCCCTGACGCTGTTGCACTTTCCACCTCCGTGCCTGCTGCAGGCGCCACGGGAATCAGCAAGACCGCCAATTTCACGCTCACTTTTAATAATGCAATGGATGCTGATGTGATCAACAGCTTTGCCCTGCTGGATGATACCCCGGCTTTGGTGACTTCCGCTGCCAGCCTGGATGCCACCAAGAAAATCGTAACGGTGACCCATGATGCCCTTGATGGAACAACGGAGCATACGATAGTGATCTCCGGCGCCAAAGACATCTATGGCCAGGTGCTGGCCAACACCATCGTCAAATTCACCACGGCGGCATAAGATGGGCAGCCCTATGGTGATCCATCTCTACGGGAAAGACGGAGAGGCTGAAAATACCTTCAATCAATCCTTTGTACCGTGGAAGATGCTCAAAAAAGCCGTGAAGCTCTCGGAATCGATGAACAAGGAAAACCCGACCGAAGAGGACATTGACGCGATAAGTGGACTCGTGGTCTCTGTTTTTGGTGACAGATTTTCTGTCGAAGATCTCGACGAAAAAGCCGATGTCGGAGAGATGATGGCCGTTTTAGAGCAGATCGTTGCGACCGCAAAAGCGATCAAATTAAACCCTACTCCTCCGGGGAAGTAATCCCGGAGGAATTATCAACAGTAAAAGATGATCGGTTATTGATCGAAGTGCTGGTCGATCTTGAAATCAGTTTGATCAAGGCGTTTTACTGGTCACTAAGAGATATCGACGAAACGGATGTCGAAAGCATGATGGCCTTTTTAGGACGTATTGGTCAGGAAACAAATCACGGAATGAAACGCGCATTTTGCGACGAAGTGCCCTTTTTATAAGGAATTAGATGGCAAACGAAAACGATCTTTCAGGAAAAGTAAGTCTCGATACCACTGACTATAAAGCCAGTGTTATTGAGCTTAACCGTCAGATCAGAATCGTTGAATCTGAATTCAGAGCAACAGCTGCAGCGATGGGCCAATGGGACAAGAATGCCAATGGCCTTGAACTGCGTAATAAGGCTCTGAATTCAGAAATCGATC